GGTTAATCGACCTAGAGCAATTTCCCCCATTTCGTTTTTTTGACAACCTTTACACATGAACTTTGAAACCATCGCGGTCGCCGACCTATCGCTCGACCCAAGCAACGTCCGCAAACACTCGCGCCGGAACTTGGACGCGATCAAAGCCAGCCTGCGCAAATTCGGTCAGCAGAAGCCCATTGTCGTGGACGCCAAGGGAATCGTCTTGGCCGGCAACGGAACGCTCACGGCGGCAAATGAACTCGGCTGGACCGAGATTCAGATCGTGCGCACCGAGCTTGCGGGCGTCGACGCCACGGCGTTTGCCATCGCGGATAACCGGACGGCGGAGTTGGCGGAGTGGGAGGAGGACAAGCTGAACGCGGTACTAAAGTCTTTGCAGGACGAGGGCATTGACTTGGCTGATCTTGGCTACTCGCCGGAAGACCTTGGGCAATTTGCGGCCAACGCGGTCGGGATGCCAGAGCTGGCAAGCGGGGACAAACAGCCGTTCCAGCAAAAGACGTTCACGCTTCACGATGAGCAGGCCGAAGAGGTTGACACGGCGATTGTCAAGGCGAAACAAATGGGCCACGGCAAATCTAGCGTGAACGAAAACAGCAACGGCAACGGGCTGGCGTTTGTCTGCCAATCATTCAACCAAGCGAATCCGTGAGCGCAAAGGACCTAGTGGTGAAGCCGATTAGCTCGCAGGACGCCGCGCGGATCGTGAAGGCGTGCCACTACTCAGGCAAGGTCGTGCAGAACTCGCAACTTCACTTTGGCGTCTTTCTTGACGGGAAATGCGGCGGGGCTATGCAGTTCGGGCCGTCAATGCGCAAAGACCTAATTGCACCTCTTGTCTCAGGCACCGGATGGAACGGGTTTATGGAACTTAACCGCATGGCGTTTGCTGACTGGCTCCCGAGGAATTCGGAAAGCCGAGCCATCGCCGTTGCGATTCGACTTATCCGCAAGGCCTACCCTCACATTGAATGGATTGTATCCTTTGCAGACGGCACGCAATGCGGAGATGGAACAATTTATCGGGCGAGCGGATTTCATCTCATCGGAATTAAAAAAAACACCGAGCTCGTAATCAACCCCAAGACAGGGGAGACGATGGCGACGATGGCGGCCTATCACAAAGGATTTGCGTCACAGATTGCGACATGGGAAAAGCTATCTGGCTTTATGCTCCGATACATCTACTTTCTCGACCCGACCGCACGCGCTCGCCTAACCGTTCCAATCCTGCCATTCAGCGAAATTGACAAGCGCGGTGCGGGAATGTACAAGGGCAAGCAGAGAATCCAATCACGCGCCGGAGGTGACACCACGGACACGCCAGTCTTCCAGACTGGAGAGGGCGGCTCGACACCGACCACGGCGCTCCAATCTGAATGACCGACCCCGAGCAGTCACCGAGCGAAATCCTCGCGCGCCGCAACGTCCAAAACATCGCGGTAAAACTCAAGGCCGGCAAGACGCTGACGACCTCCGAGCGCAAGGCGCTGAACGATTTCCAGACCGGCCAGCTCGACGGATGGGTGAAGGACCTTAGCACGCTCGCGAAGGAACTCGGCCTTTCGCGCCAAGCCATCTACGACGCCCGCAACCGCTTCCCTGACGCACCGAAAAAGCACGAGGACGGACGCCGCGAGAACCTCGCAGCGTGGCAGCAGTTCTGCGCGGAGAACGTGATCGGCAAAGACGTGGCGACGAAGAACCTCGCCGAGCTCAAAGCCGAACTCATGCGCGAGCAAATCCGCCTCGCCCGTAGCAAAAACGAGCGCGAAGCCGGTGACGTCATCGACCGCGAAGTCGTCGAGGCGATGCTGGTCACTCTGGGCCAAAAGCTCAACCTACTCCTCCGCCTCAAGCTCGAAGTCGAGCTGGGGCCGCGCGGCGTCGGGATGAACGCGGCGGAATTGAACGTCGAGGGCGGCGTCATCCTCGGCGAGATTCGCGAGGTGATTAACGCAAACATTGCGACGTTCGAGGGCGAGGCGCTGGACAGGTCTCGGGGGGCGGATGCGATTATTTGAAATAAGTGTTGCAATCAATCAAGCAGTGAATCAGCTTAGTCACATGAGCCACATCCTCCTCACCAAGACCCTCACCGACGGCCGCAACCTGACCATCACCTGCAACGGCACGATGCACGTTACGGCCACGATCAACAGCGCGGTTGTCTGCACCGCCGCCATCGACCGCCGCGCGACCGTCACCGGCGCGGCGCGCATGACCAAGCTGCCCGCCGAGGTCGTTGCCGTTATCGGTGGCAAGATCGCTCTCAAGGCTGCGGACCTCGCCACCATTGACGCCGCGCTCGCCGTCAGCCCCTACGCTGTCGCCGCCAAAATCCAAACCGCAAAGGTGTTGGTAAGCGTCAAGCGCGAGGTCGAGTTTGAGCGCGAGCAAAATGAAATCGCGAACCGCATGGGATGTGGAGATGTACACGCATGACCGCCGGCGGCAAACGCACCGGCGCCGGCCGCAAGCCCCTCCCGCCCAACCAGCGCGCCGTCGGCGTCACGATGCGCGTCCGCCCCGACATCGCGGCACGTTTCGCCGCGTGGTGCACGCTGCGGGGCGTGAGCCAGTCGCGGGCGTTCTCGGCGTGGGTAAAACGCTCGGCGCGTGAATCGCCGCAAGGACTGTGACCCATGCTGCGCGTTCAAGTCATCTGCTTTTTCTACAACGAGGAAACGCTCGCGCGCCTGTTCCTTCAGCATTACGCGTGGGCCAACGAGATTCTCGCCGTCGTGTCGAAGTCGTCGGACCGGACGCGCGAGTTTCTCGAAGCCGCGCGCAACGTCCGCGTGATGGACTTTGAGTTTCCTGCGGGGATGGATGACCGAATCAAAACGGACACGGTCAACGTGCTGCTTGCCCAGCCGTCGTCGTTCGACTGGAAGATCGTCGTGGACGCGGACGAGTTCATTTGGGCGTGGAATTGCGTGCCGCCGCATGATTACCTCGCGAGCGTTCCGAGCCACGTCACCGTCGTCGAAGCGCGGATGCGAAACGTCTTCCGACATCACTCCGAGGCCGACCTTGATCTCGACCGCCCGCCGGTGCCGCAGCGCACGCACGGAGATGCCGACAACCGATCAGAGGGAAATCGACCCTACCAGAAGCCGGTCGTCATTCGAGCAAATCGCAGGATTAAGCTCGGGCTCGGGAATCACACGCAGAATGGCGGGACGTTTGACCATTCGTTTTGGTTCGCTGGAGCCCATTGGCAGAACGCTGACCCGTCATTTGCGATTACAAGACGCACGCGCGACCGGCGCGACCGACAAAGCGTGAGCAATTTAAGCGGAGGCTTGGGCGTGCAGAATCACCGAATCACTGAGGACGACATCCAGCGACTTTGCGACGCTCGCAAAAACTGCCCGCAGATTATTAGGATATGACCGCCTCCGACCTCCTCTGCGCCACCCTGCGCCTCCCGCAGCCCGACCGCTCGCCGATCTACGAGTGGGCGCGCAAGCACATCATTTTGCCCGAGTCCTACGCGACAAGCGGCCCCTTCAACGTCAAGATTTCGCCGTGGCTGATTCCGATCTTCGACGCGCTCCAGAATCCGCTGGTTCGCCGCGTGCACTTTCGCAAGGCCGTGCAAATCGGCGGGACGCTCGTGGCCGACATCTGGGTGCCGTGGCTGATTTGCAACGACGCGGGGCCGATCTCGTGGACGATGCAGACCGACGAGATGATCGATAGGCACGCCAAGAGTCGGCTGAACCCCGTCTTCGAGTCGTGCAAGCCGGTCGCCGCAATGCTTCCGCGAGTCGGGCCGAACCGGACGACGACGGAGATTTACTTTGGCGGCTTCTTTTTCCTGCTCAATCCTGCGAACCTTTCCAGCCAGCAGAGCCAGTCCATTCGCTACAAAATCAACGACGAAATCTGGCTCCCGAAATGGCAGGAGGTTTATGGCCATGCCGTCGCCCGCGTCTCGCGCTTCGAGGAGGTCGGGCGCTCGAAGATTTACAACACGTCGCAGGCTCCGATCATGGACCTCGAGACCGGCAACGTCGAGGACACCTCCTACCGGCAGGGCAATCAGCAGGAGTGGAGCACCGAGTGCCCAGCGTGCCGCAAGGTTCACCCGATCGCCTTCGCGCTCGACAAGAACGAGGAGACGGGGCTGCGGGGCGGCGTGGTCTGGGATGCCGCTACAAAGCGCGACGACGAGACATGGGACGTGCCTCGCGCGGTCGCCTCGTGCCGTTTTCGGTGCCCTCACTGCGGCCACGAATCGCCCGACACCGACACGACGCGCAACGGATGGAAGCGTGCTGGCCGCTTCGTGCCGATGAACCCGACCGCGCCGGCGGAGATCCAGAGCTTCCGAGTCGAGGCCCTCGTCAGCCGCCCGATGCGCCTACTCGTCGAAGAATTCTGTGAGGCCGACAATCACCACGTGCGGCAGGGTGATGACAAGATGAAGATCGAGTTTCGCACGAAGCGCGAGGCGAGGCCATGGATCGTCGAAAAGAAGGTGGTCAATCTCTTCGTCACGAAATCCGATTACACCGTCGCGCAGTTTTCTAACGGCGAAGGCATCGACGGCGAGGTCATCCGGTTTATGTCGATCGACCGCCAGCAAGACCACTGGTGGGTTGAAATCGGGGCGTTCAGCTCGGCGACGGGGCCGACCTACAAGCAGCTTTATTTCGGCCGCATCGAGACGCGTGACCAGCTTCGACAGATGCAATACCGCTACAAGGTGCAAGACGCGTGCGTCGCGCAGGACCGCGGTTACCGACCCGCGGACGTGGATCGCGACTGCGCGGACTTCGGTTGGAGGGGGATGCGCGGGCACGCGCGGAAGACGTGGACGATGCGGGACGACGCGAGCGACAAGCTGATTAACTTCCCGTTCTCGGAGCCTCGCGTGAGCGATTACCGAGGCGGGGACGTGTTCTACTACGACTGGTCGGGCGATTACTTTAAAGACCTCCTAGCGAACGCGCTCGAGGCCAAGGGCGACCTAAAGTGGCTCCTGCCGGCAGACGTCAATCCGCTCTACCTCGAACACCTCAAGGGCGAATCGAAGGTGGAAATCCGCACCGGCGTCTGGGAGTGGCGCGAGGTCAAAAGCAACGCGCCGAATCACGGGCTCGACACCTCGGCGATGATGCTCTGCATGGCCACGATCGCCAACGTCGTACGCTACACGCCGGCAAAGGAGTGATCCTAGTTTGACGTTTCGAGCCTTGGTATGCTCGACAACCCATTTCTCGGACTGGACAGCGCCACCCTGACGGCGCTCAAAACCAAGACGATTGACGCGATTCAGGCCGTGCTCCTGAACCAGAGCTATTCGTTGAACGGCAAGAGCGTGAGCCGCGCGGACCTCAACGCGCTCAACAATATGCTCGGCAACCTTCAGGACGCATTGACGAACGCGGCTGGTGACTCCACAGATACGACCTTCGTGAGCTTCACGGGACTCTGACCTTATGGACAACGACCTTTTCGACGCGTCAAAATTGATCGCCCAAAAACCGTGGCTCGACCGCGCGCTCGAAAACATTGCGCCGACGTGGGCGTTGAAACGGCTTGAGGCTCGCGTCGCGAAGTCACTTTTCGAGTACAATGCGGCGCGGACAAACCGCTTGTATGCTCCGAAACAATACGCGCAGCCAGCGGAGAGCTCGCAGAATCAGCGCGACCGCGTGGTGATGATGTATGAAGCGCGCGACCTCGTGGAGAATTTCCCTGAAGCGCGTGAAATCTCTCGGAAATTTGGCACGTATCTGACGCCAAACGAGTATTCGCCGACGACAGGTGACCGCGATTACAACCAGACCATCAGCGAGTATTTCCATGCGTGGTGCAAGACGTGCGACGTGACGAACCGGCACAGCTTTAAGAAGCTCGTGCAACTCGCCGCTGAAGAGCGTCCGGTGGATGGCGATTGCGGCTTCGTGATTCGTCGCAGCGGCGAGGGGCTCAAGCTCCAACTCGTGCCTGCGACTCGCATCGGAAACCCGAACGACACGGCGGTAGCGTCGAACAACTACTTTCAAGGAATCATCACGAACGACTTCGGCCAGCCGGTCGCGTATCGTATTTATCGAGTCACGCGCGACGGCGTTTATTTTGGAGCGGAGGATATTCCTGCAAATCAGTTTTGCCACTACCTCGACCCATTTCGGGTGGACCAGTATCGCGGCATCACGGATTTTCATGCAGCGATTCAGACCGCGCGGATGCTTCACGATATCCTGCAAGCCGAGAAGGCGGGCGTGCGGTTCTCTTCGCAGCAGGCCGCGCTCATCTTCAACGACCGCGGCGTCGCGAATCCGCGCAATCTTTTCCAGCCCAATCCGGCGCTCTCGCTCCCGAGCGGACAGCAGCAGAAGAACGAGCTGACTGAGGTCGGGATGATTCGCTATTTTCAGAACAGCGACCGCGTCGAGGTAATGCCGTCGCGTCCTTCGCAGGCGTTCACGGGATTCGTGCAACATCTCATGCACGAGATCGCGCTGGGCGTGGGCGTGCCCGAGGGCGTTCTGTTCGGGACGCAAGACTACAAGGGCCCAAGCGTCCGCGCCGAATTCGCCGCAGCCGACCGCGTCTTCA